CGCTTTTCCCGAGATGCAGCCATTAACGTAGGCTCATACCCATCCAGCAGAGCTGGCATTACGAGGGAGTGCTATTATTAGATCCCTGGATCCTTCCAAATCTTGATACTCTGTGTACCGCGTCTGTAAACAGGCGGGTTCCGCAGATCCCCGAAAACACCCTCATCAGGGGTGTCAGACGGGAGATCAAGTTGGAAGATAGGTGCCAAATCCCGAAGGTGAAGATGATATAACACCGGAAGGATTGCACGTTCACACGTGATGTTGTCTCTTTTCCCGCGGCGGAGGACTAAGGACTGAACTCTATAGAGTTCAGACCAAGGCCCGACGCGACGGAAGCGGAAGTTAGATGGTAATCTGTCAAAACACTCGACAAATCCGCCATCACCAGCGTCATCAGGCAGAAGATACCCGCGAGGGTACCATCCACGCAAGATAGATACTGGTCCACGCGCGTGAGTGAGCGAAGGATGCACTCCAAAATGGCGGTAGCAATACCTAACCACTTTATTGTGCGCCTTGTAGGTCTCAATTTCATCGGAAATCAATCTTCGAAAGTAGGGAGGCTTAACAGCCGCCCCTCTAAAGAAGTGATGACCGCATGACTCACGGAAATACCCAGTGGCAAACGACTTCTTTCCGTTCACCTTGAAACCAAGGTGAGCAAAAACATCTACCAAAGGAGCATAAAGAACGCTCGGGACGATAATATCGTCGCCGAAAACACTTATATCACTAGCAGGACAGTCGTGTACGCGCGCAGTGCAAACTGCAAGAGCGTAGAAGATTAAAGACTGAAGCTCGAACGTGAAACCATTGCCCATCGAAGAAAACTTTTCGATGGGAAATGGAAACTCACCAATCTTGGCAAGCGGAGTCCTCAAAGAATCGAGGACGGCGAACCAACGAGAAGGGAGGAGCTCGCGAACGAGCTCACGACTGATCCGGTCCGAGGCAGACGACAAGTCAATAGTGCATAATGCACCATCGCGAGAGGCCCGCTCAGCAAGACGAGCGTGTTTATCGGCGCCGTGGTTAAGATCAATCCCACACCGTCTAAGACGGTTACGGATAATCTGACCAACACCGAGTTGGAAGAAAATATTCCAATCCGGTTCGATTCCGATAACACGATCGGTCTTACTGTTCTTCGGAACAGTGATGATCTCAGTATACTGTTTAACTGCGATATCAATATCGAAGTTACCCAGATACCCGGTTTTCGCATAAAGCGATACCCAGGGGAGACATTGCTGAGTGCACTCGGTGCTATGGCAAGTTAGCTTATGTGCCGCTGATACCCCGCGTCCTCGAACCGAGGACGACGAGCCAGGGCCTAGCCGCGCATGCATAGCGATGGCGTCAATGTCACAATCACCCAATATATCATGTACTTTTCCTTTTGCTCTACTAAAAGAGTCAAAAGCCGGAGACCAGTTGGTACCGGACATGAAATTCTGGAGTGATTTACGATGACGTCGTAGCTCATCCTCAACGCTAAGGTAAGTCTCAATCGCCTTAGCGCGCCTATCGTCGTCAGAGTAACCGGGTATACCGGTCAACTTAGAGACGGACTCACACGGGACGTAAGCCCCGAGGAAGTCATCAACCCTCTCAAAATCGAGAGGATTGATACTATGAGAGACAAGCGAACGAAAGTCCGAATGTCTTATGCATAGATATAGGCCTAGGCTAGTGGGAGAGTTGAAACTCTCCAGCCAGCTTTCGAGGAAGTGCATTGTTCTAGGTAACCTAGAGTCACTCATACTATTACGCATCATTTACTCCTTAGGAAGTAAACGGCGCAGGCAAAACCTGCACCGAAGCATGGCACTACTAGGCTACGAAGTCCATATCTTGGACCATCGCAGCCGGAACAGCATTCGCGAGGAGGTTCTTGACGTAAGCCAAGACGTCCTTACGAACAGCTGTAGTAGAGCGAGCCGGAAGGATGAAGTCCATCACGCAGGTGCAGTCGTACGCCTTTTGAGGGGCGGCGACGATACCAGCGTAAGAGGTACCCGAAATAGTTTCGAGGACCGGGACAACAACCTTGAGAGAAACCTTGTAGTTCTGGGTTTCCTTCGAAGGCTCACGGACGGCCGCAGTAATCAGCGGATATCCGATAGCAATACCACCGGAAATATCTTGCCATTTGGCAATACCGTTGGTAATGTTACGTGCTTTGAACGTATGAGCGACCGGGGTCGCTTGGCCATCGTTGATGACCAGGTCGGCGAAGTTTGCCATTTGAAACACTCCATAATGGAAGGAAAGTTCAACGCCGAAAGGCGCCGAAGAATTGAGCAGCTAGCGCGACCGCGTTAGCTGCGTGCTGCACCGACAATGGATTCTTGAAACTGGGTAACGTAGGGTTGGGAAAGCCAGTTAACACGTAACGTGTCATGGCCATATCAACTCTGCGCGCACGAGTTTCACGGAAGTCAAAGTCGGGTCCGTTCTTAGTATTCACATAGTAGTGCTCATCAGACTCATAGTGCCAGACATCAGTCCGGCAACCAGAGTGAAATGAGTACCCAGAGGTCGCATCCAAGGAGGCAAGAGCATCGCCTACGGGGATGAACCAATCAGCGACGAAGCTGAATGGGATTAACTCCCATGCAACGACGAGCGGATTAGTTAGACCAAGTGCATGAGCGTTCGATAGATTCGGAGATGAAAGCGTAGCTTTCACAACGTATCTAGACCTCGAGTCATTAAAACCACTTGCGTGGGAATTTGGCCCTGAGGGGGTCTGTCGATTTGCGAATTCGACGCGATCCCGAGCCGATCCGGTGCAAACCGTGATCGGAGACCGAACGTTTCTGGCAAGATGTTCCATGCCAGCATACACATCTGTGAATAGGGGTCTCCAGCCATACTGAAGCTCGAGCCATATGTCGTCGAGTCTCTTCGAACCGTCTGGTAGACGGTCAAAGCGATTCTTACGCCATGTACCTGCAGCTTTTGTAGCAAAGGAAAGAATTCCTTTAAACCGGCCACCAAGCATATCTATTGTTTTCTGGGCTTCGCCCAGGGCAACAGGTAAGTTAGGACCGGTCGGTTGGAGATTAAGGAGACACTTAGATGCAGCCTTAGAGGCGACGGTGGAGTCGAATCCACCGAGCATAGAAGGGTCTCCACCCATGTATCCATCACGCCTGGCAAGCCAGTAACCCCCGATACCAGAGTACGTGCGTTGAATGCCATTATGGCAGACAATCGTCGTTCTGGCACAGGAGTATGGGGACATCGGACGGGACTTACGTCCATTCCGGACCCACGTGCGAGATACAGTCTGGAGTGAGGCAGAAGCAGCCTCAAAGAATGTGGATCCCGGATCAGTTCGAGACGTCTGCTTATAGTAGGTTGCCCCACTAAAGAGACGCCTATTTACTGTTTCGGAAGCCATATCACACTCCAGTTAAGAACGGTTATCAGCAAACCCCGGGAATCCAGGGTTGATGCTGACAGCAGGAGCAACCTGCAGGACCCAACAAAACATCAGTTGGTAGGGGAATGAAATACAAACCCCGAGGGACCCGAAAG